TGAAGTTCTTCGAGTAAAGCACTTTTTACTTTACTACTTTCTTTTTTAAGAACTCCTAAAAGAGCTGCAAGAAGTTTTGCGTGTTCAACTTGATCCATTATCTATGTCTTCCTGAGATGAGAAAGAATCATAGAATTTAGTCATACTTTCTACAAGACGCTTTTCTTCCTCAGTTAGTTCTTTTTCAGGTTTAAATTCTGGAAATATTTCTTCTTCCTGCTGTTGCGGTTCTAATTCTGGAATCTCTTCATCTTCATTTTCATCAGACTCCATATCTATTTCTCTTTGCATTTGATCTATTTCTTCTTCAGTCATACGAAGAACATTCTTACGAACCCAAGCTAAAGAGAAATATTTACCAACAAGAGGATCTACTTCACCTAAAATTCTTAATCTCTCTGCCATGATTTCACCTTCTTTGAGCTCTTCAAAGTGGTTATCATTTACAAAGTTGTATGTAATATTATTTCTTACTTGTTCCCATTCTTGCTTTGTCATAATACCACGAAGTACTAATTGTACTTCTAAAAGGTTATCAAACAGTACAGCAAATTTATTTCTAATACGATTAATAAACTTTTGGAATTTAAGTTCATCTCTAGATATTTCAGTAGAACGGCCAATGTTAAAGTTTACTTCTGCTTCTAGTCTACTGATAGGAACATTTAGTGCTTTATATAATTTTTTCTGAAAGTATAATACATCGTCTAATTCACCAAGGTTTTGACCGCCCGGTAAAGTAGTAATCTCTGTACCTCTTCCGCCTTCACGACGTGGTAACCAGAAATCTTCAAGCATAGTCATATGGCGTCTATCATCTCTAACTTCACCGGTATTAGCATCATAGACTAATTTATTCTTATGCTTAACCATCATATCACGAAGATATTGTTCTGCTTTAGCTTTAGGAAGGTTGCCAACATCAATATAAAAAATACGACGCTCCGGAGCTCTTGATAGACGGTAGATAACAGTTGCATCTTCTAACATACGCAACTGATTTAAAGGCTTGATAGCTTTATGAAGATGTCCTAATGTGAGCTTATTCATTGGATCAATCAAGCCAGATGTAACGTGGCAGACGCTATCTTTAGCAATCCTTACGCCTTTATCTTGATTAACCATTCCTTTAGGATTATAATAATAAAACTCTTCTACTTTACCATATAAAGTAGCTCCAGATTTTGGATCTTTTCTTTTATTTTGTTTACGAATTTTTTTAATTTTACGCGGATCAATATAACGTAATTCTTTAATACCATCACGTATACTTTTTTCATCAATTACTATTTGATAGTATAACCTACCATCAACATACCAACGTCTAAAAATTTCGTAGCCTTTATTTCCAAAATCAAGTGTATAGAGAATGCGATCAAATTCTTCTCTAACTAATTTTTTTACTCTGTTTGGAAGATCAGTCTCATCTAATACTAATTCTACAGGATAAACATTGTCATCCATAATAATAGCATCATTAATAATATCTTCAATAGCAAAATCACACTCTGGCTGTAAAGCCATTTCTCGATATTTGGTTACTAGATCTGCTTCATCTTTAGCGCGACCTTCAATATCAACATATGTACCATATGTACCGCCATATACACCAGCAGCGTTAGATGAAACTTCTGTAGCTCCATCTTCGTGAGTTTGCGGTACTATAGCTTGGAGCTGTTCTTTTTCTTTTTCATCAGCTCTTTTTATCTCAAAACCAAATAGTTCTATTTTTATCCTCGATATAGAAAAAGGGGTATACTATATTTATAGTACCCCCTCTCCTAGGTTTTTACTCTGTTTCTTAAAGAGCAAAGATTTTACTTGCACCAGATGAGAAACGAACAGTAATATCACCACCGTTTGGTGTAATAGGAAGACCGGAAGCTGTATCAACATAAGCAATAAGTCTAGATGCTGTGTTTCCACCTTGAGTGTCAGTGTGGTAGAGTACTAAAGCTTCACAAACAGCACCAGAAACAGATAGAAATGTAGGATCGTCTGCGTCAAAAATACCATTAGTGATTGATTTAGTAGATAGTGCTATTTCTGAGACAATAGCAGAATTTGGAATATCTGCTCTGTCTTCATGAGCGCTACTAAATGTGTAAACATCAGTATCAACTATGGCTATAGTTATAGTGTTGCTAGATAAATTCAAATTCCCTGCAAGAAAATCCTCTTTAGCTTTAGGATATAGCTGGTTAGCCATAATATATTACCTCTTCTATTAAACTACTGCTGAAGCTGTTGTATCACCGGTAGTACCAGGAATCCAATAATCGTACTGGAAGGTAGCAGTAAATTCTTGAATTGCTTCAGAATCCCAGCTTAAATCCATTGCCGATAGATCAGAACACCACATACCTACAAACTGATATGATCTGATCGCGCGGCCGTCTTTACCATATTGGATAACGTCTGCAACACCTGTTTTATATGTAGCTACGCCAGCTGCGCCAGTTCTTACATTACCTTCTAATGTATTAATTTCTGTATTCCATTGCTCTAAAGCATTACGGATTGTGAAATCTTCATCATTAATAATTGTAACTGTCCAGGGATCGAATGTTCTATTACCTGCGTGTTTAACTTGGCGACCGAAGTAAGGGGTCGTTACAACCCCTACTGTAGCTGCTGGTACCTGTGCTGCACGACATAAAAATCTAAACTTGCTGTCACCAGCTCCATTTAGAGGGTTTGTCATTGTGACTTCAAAGAGCGAGGCTCTTGCACCACCGTACTCTAGTTCGCCTCTGAAATCGTTAATATTAAATGCCATGGTTTATCTCCTTTAGCGTTTGTATGTATTTATTATACTTGACCAACGATTTCTGAGAATTCTACCCCAGTTCTTACCGCAACAAAGTTAAGTTGAATGAAGTTAATTGAGCGAGCTGGTTTGATGTAAATATCACCGATAAACTCGTTTCTATCAATTACTTCACCTGTATTGTTTGTTTCATCACAAACAACTCTGAAGTCTGTAATACCTCTGCGGCCTTGAACATCTCTTAAGAATGGCTCAACTAGGTTTCTAAATTGTGCTCTTGTAAATCCATCATTGAATTCAAACAATGTGGTTTGTGATGCAAGAGAAATAGCTTTCTCAAGAACGATAAACAATCTACGAACATTAATTCTATCAAATGCACTTGGATTTGCAAGAAGCGTCTTATCACCGTATAGAACTGTGCCCTGACCTGGGAATGTTACAACTGGGTTGATACCATTCTTGTAAAGCTCATCTCTGTCTGCTTTACGTGGGTTATAGGCTAGTTTTACTACGTTTTTCATGTTACCACGGTTAAAACCTGCAGGTGAATACCATGGATCGTTTGTATTGTCTGTACGAACCATTAAGCCTGCTGTGTCACCGTTTGCTGGAACATATCTATATAGATCATTGTATTTGTCGTACTGATATTTCCAAGCAGAGTCCATTGTAGCATATGAGGTTGATGGAAGACTGTTGCGATATGCAATAATATCTTCTTGCTCTTTACCTTCGTATGTGTTATTGTTTACAACAGCACCTCTTGTTGGTGATAGTACAACAAGTAAGTCTTTTCTTACAGAAGCAATGTTATCAATTAGGTGTGTAGCAACTGTTTGACCGTTACCAGAACCTAAGATGAATGACAAGTCAACATCCTCTGATGATTTAAACTTATCGTATGCTATAATTAAGTTTGCATTAGTTGGTGCCGCACCATCAGAACCGTTAACCAACGAATCTGTTAATGGTGTGGTTGAACCTGTATATGTTGTTCCACCTACAACTGATGTACCAACGTTTGTACCTACACTTGTAGAAGCAGCCCACCATAGATAACGAGATCTATTATTGATTACATCTACGAAGTAATTATTTTGTCCAGTGTCTGTTTTACCATCTGTTGCCATTGAAAGATTCTGGAAGACTTCAAGTACTTGACCTTTAGTACCTGTCCACAATCCATCTTCGTCAACGATAGCAATGTGTAGTTCATCAGTTGATGCACCTGCTTTTGTAGCAGTTGCTGATGTACCTGGTGCACGATCAGTATTTACTGAATATTCCCATTTACGTGTAAGTGATGTATTTGCTGAAAGTGTGTCGCCTGTATAGCGATTTTCTAACGTTACAGATGTACCGTTAGCTGCAACAGCTGATACTCTACGCGACTGCTTAACACCAGAAGGTGATCCTAGCTCTAAATAATCACCAACAACGAGTGCTGATGCTTGGTTAGCTGAGAACGTAACTGTAGATGTATTAGATGTAACACTGAAAGTACCTGATAGCGTCGAGGAATACGCGCCTGAAGATGAGCAAATAGATACTTTTATTGAGTTACCTAACGCTCCAGGATATTTTGCGACCCAACGGCCAACACCGGCTGTACCGGATGAGTGGTTGTTTTCATAATCGTCATTGTTATCAAAACGTGTAACAGTAGTATTTGCAGCATTTGCATGTGCGTTTGACATTGTTGAGTTTTCAGCACGTGATACAAACAAAGCATTACCATATGCTAAAAAGTTTGCAGCTGTAAAGAAGTCAGTCGCTGTATCCGAATTTGGTTTTCCAAACTGGCCAACGAGTGCATCTTCTGAGGAAATCAACGTGGCCTTATTAACTGGTCCCCAGCGATAATGACCAGCGATCCCAGCAGTTGTTGTTGACACTGCAGGGACAACCGCTGTTAGATCAATTTCACTGACATTGATGCCTGGTGATACTTGAAATGGCATGATTATTCTCCTTTGATGAGGCTTTTTATTCTCTTTTTATTTATAATTATTTGTATTTCACATATCACGGTTGTCTGGTAAGGCCCAGCCGATTCTTGCTTCATCAATATTTATAATGCCCTCTTCTTCATGTCCATCATCAACAAAGCCGAAGGGAAGTATATCTTCCTCAATCATTCTTTGATTTTCTTCAAATAATCGCTGTCTCAAATCATCATTAGTTATATCTTTAAAGTATTCTTGTCTAACAAGCCAAGCAAATAATACAGTACACATTACTAAATCATCATGCATACCTTCTTCTGCTTCATAGCTTTCTTTACGTGATACAAAATTAGAAAGCTCAAAGATGTAATCATAATCTTCAACAATAAGTTTATCTTGCTCTATCATATCTTTTAAAGTAGAACAACCAATACGTTTGACAGCTTTAGTAGTACGCACACCCATCTGCTGTCTACCGGCAAAACCGGCGGAAATCTGTTGCATTCCTGCTCTATATGTTGTACTTAAAATATTTTCATACTCTAAATCTTGATGTAGAATATTGGAAACTTGTTCTCCAATATCATTAACCTCGATTAATACAAAAGCATTATTATATTTTCTAGCAGTATCATATATTACATTAGGATATATTAATGGTGAAACATCTTTACTTCTATACTTACCTACTGCTCTATAAGGATATTCTGTAATATCAAATACTATAAAAGCGGAATAGTCTAAACCTACACCTCTTGAGACATCGGATACTAAAAGATAATTTCTACCTGGCTCAGGTTCATGATAACAGTCAAAGCCGTTTTTCTTATACAGTGGTTGTTTAAATACAAGTCTTTTTAATACGGTAGGATGAATAAGTGTATTAGTACTACCTAAGAACTCACATTCAAACTCTTGTCTAAACTGTTCTTCCGATGTAGCACGAATAATCTCTTCTCGCCACTTATCATCCTTTCCAGGTACGTCAGACCAATGGATCTCTACTCTCTCATAGTCATTTCGCTCTTCTTCACTGTCTACCCATAACTTATAGAACATGTTCATTCCGTTAGGTGTAGATGTAATTAATACTTTAGAAGACTTACCAGATGAAATAGTAGGAAAAACAGAAGTAAAAAATTCTTCTTGTAAGTTGTTTGGAACGAATGCAAACTCGTCTAGGTAGATCATGTTCTGAGATGTACCACGAATAGCGCTTGATGATGTAGCAGAAGCTAAGATCTCAGAGCCATTTTCAAGTCTAATATTACCTTTGTTCCATTCAATAACACCTTGTTGCATCCATTGCGGAAGATGTTCATACATTAATTGGATACGGCTAAGAATCTCTCTTGCTTGAGACATTTTGTTGGCAAGAACAGCTACTGAGTATTGTTCAGTAAATAATACTTTCCAGGTAATATAAGCTGCAACTGTTGTAGTCTTACCAACCTGTCTTGGAAGTTTACAAATACTAAAGCGATTGTCTTCAAAAGTACTTACCATTTTTTCTTGGAAGTCCCAAAGATCAAATGGTACTAAACCTTCATCGATACTTACAATTTGAAGATAATTTTTAATAAAGTAAATAGGATTACGAGCGCACTTCATATACTCCATAACGTTCTCTTGAGTAAACTCAACTTGAACGCCTGCAGCTTTTAAATTCTGGTTTCCTAGGTAAATTTCTGGCATTTTATAGTTGCACTATCTTCATTTTCATATTATAATCATCGTGTAGGATGTAAAGAGTAAATAGTTACTTCATTAACTCTACTGCTTCATCGTAGTCTTCTTGACTTACAATACCTTCGCGAAGTAATTTTTTTCTATTAGCCTGGTGTTTGATCTGAATCTCTTCTTTAGATCCGCCGAAGTAAGCAACGCAGTGACCTTCTTCAATCATAATATCTGTCACACGCTTATCACCTACTATAAAGTCTCCAAGAATACGACCGAACTTTCCTTTCATATCTTCACCGTCTTTATTTTCAGTGGTGACGAGTAAAGCATCTTTTTCTAATAATTCTTTAAGTCTATTCTTTGCAGCAAGACCAAATACTTTTTCAACTTTATCTGATGTACGAGACTCGGGTGTATCAATACCCATAATACGAACACGCTCATCATGTAACCATACACCGAACCCTAAATCGATATCTACATCTACTGTATCACCATCAACTACGTGTAATAACTTTACGTTATATCTATTCTCTATCATTTATTATCCTTAAGCAATTTTTGGAGCTCTGCAGTATTTCCTACAAAGAGAGCATTAGTTACACTATTAGGACCTTTTGATTGTTCTTCTTTCTTAAGGTCTTTTACTTTTTTCTGAACTTCTAGCAAGTCTTTATTAGCATCAGTTAATGTTTTAATCATCTGCCCAACAATTTCAAATGCTCTAGGACTTTGACTTTGTTTTGCTAACTCTACTAATTCTTCTAGAGCGTCAGAACCTCTTTCAATTGCATTATAAAGATTTTCACGAGCATACTTATAATCACTTTCTATATCATCATTTTTGGTATCCGGTTTTAATACCTCAACATCTTTTATTAATGGAGGACTGTCTGGAAGATTAAAAATTTGTTCAAAATTATTTTCAAAATTAGATTTTTTAGACATCACTTATATCACTTGCAATTCCATAGTCATCATCTGCTTCAATTTCATCTACTGGAATAGATAATGCTGTATTAGATGTAGGTGTTCCATCTGCTTTTAAAGCTGGCTGAGTTGTAATTTTTTCTTGTAATACTTCTGTATCTGTATCACCAAAATTAGCAATACTTCTACGAATAATACCTGACGTAGCTGTTGGACCAAACACATAACCTTTCATAGTAAAGTTAAGATTCCAGATTAACGCTCTTCTAGATGCAAAATCGCCTTCATATGTATCTTCAACGCTTACATCATTTAAAATACAAGGAACATCATACACCAAATCCATTTCAGGTATTAATCTTATATTATTAGTCCATTCTGGTTGAAAATATGGTAAAATTTGTTCTAATATTTGTGTACCATCATCTGCATTTTTTACAAATATACTTAATGTAAACTGTATATCGTATGGAACAGGTATATGTTGAGTTGTTAATGCTCCAAGATCATTTCTATTTACTTTAGAGTGTTTTAATGTAGAGGGTAATTTTCTATTCGCCGCATAATTAATTCCTGTCATTTCAAAACCCATACGAGGTAATGAAACAGCAACATCTTGATCTAAATTAGGATCTTGTGCCAGTCTTACTAAAAATTTTTCTTTAGGACCGTATGCAACAGGTACTTTAAGAGTTTGTACTCTTTCATCGCTAGAGTTAAATCTTTGTACATAGATACCATTAAACATGTTGCCAAAAACAACAACATATTTTCTCATTGTACCGTGATAAAAAGTTCTACCAAACATTATTAGTACCTATCAATTTCTGAGAAAGGATTAGTTTCACTAAAGTCAAGTATGCCTTCTGATTCAATCTGGAAGTATTGGTTATTAGCTGAATTGTCTGTGGGCTCTATTGTATATTCTTGTAGTAGCGTACCACCATCTTCACTAGCTAATATATCTCCATTTTCTAATACAAATTGATTACTTAATACATCTAATGAATATGTATCTTCAATAAGATCAATTTCTGTATTACCTGTGTCAATACGCTCAGAGCTATAATCAAACAATTCACAACGAACATCATACGTTTGAAGTCTACCTGTTTGATAGAATATTTGTTCGTGTTCTACAAACTTAATCTCAAACAACTTACCAACCATTGGAAAGTAAATTAAATCACCTTCTTGTGGTCTGTTAATTGTATTAAGATAATCGTCACCCTCTAACATAAATGAATCAGTATCTTGAGAGCCAGTTAGATATTGTCTTGATGGTGTAGTTGTACTACCATCTTCAAATATCATATTATAACCTACTTCTGTAAGTATTTTAGGTGATGTGATAGATTGATCAAATCGTTTTCTAGCTACTGTGAAGGTTACAC